AAAATTTTATTATTCCTTAAAAAATTTCTATTTCATAAGGAACTGAAATTTCTTCTTGTCCAATTTTTAAATAGATTGAGTTAGTATCAAACTCCAAATTTAATCCTGCAAAACTAAGCTTTTTACAATAGCTTCTGACTTGATTACGTTACCTAATTGCACATTTTCTTTATTCATTAACAATTCCTCTCTAAATTTAAAATAAATATAAATACAAAGCCAGAGTATTTCATCTGGCTTATTTTTTACTTACTTACTTACTTACTAATTCTCAAAATTCCACGGAGCACTTCGGACAACAATGAAGTTTTTCTGGACTTACAAAATCACATTCTTTACATGAATAAATTTGTCCTGAATCTTTAGTATAATCTAAACTTCCGTCTGGAGCACACCCAATAATATACTTTTTCTCATCATCAGAAAGTTTGCTAATGCCTTTATAAATGTTAGGGTCAAGAGAATTAATATTAAACTCAACAACTTCCTTTTTAAGTTCTCTAGCAGCAGGTCTAGCTGGAGCTGGGTCTTGTTTCTTAGCGACATTAATATTAGTGTCTTGTGCTTTAAATACTGGATCTTTTTGAACATCCTTATTCTCTTCAAACTTCTTTTTCTCTTCTTCTGCAAGCTGATCAAGCTCTTCTGAGAATTTAGTACCAAAAGTAGCATCTACAGATTGAATAAATATCCCAAGATTTCTTTTTATCTTCTGATAAGAAGTAACTTTAAATAATTTATCAATGTTATATCTTTCCCAAGACTTTTCTTCTTCAGTTAAAAGGCCTTCTTTAATAAAACTATGATATTCTTGTGGGATCTTATTTAATTCTTTTTCACAATGGTAAGCCTTATAACTTACATCTGAAGTATTAGGACCTGTCTTCACTTTCGCAAGAGCAATATCATATTCTTCCCAATTTCCATTATACTCTACTACTTCATTCCAAATTCCTTTTGTATACAAAGTTTCAGGGATACCTGTTTCAGGATAGCTAGGATTACCATCTTTATCTAAACCAATTTTCTTTGACAAAAGTTTTGTGTGCTTATTGACTCTATGCCAATCCATATCCTGTCTATCAATAACATTGAACACAACATGTTTAGAAGGCTTCCATCCATTCTCTTCTTTCTTATCAATATTATTTTTTGCTATTCTCTTAAAAATAGCAGGATGAAGATCAGAATTATCGTAAACTGGTCCGCCTTTACCACCGTTTAAAGTTTTGTCCCACTTATAAGACATAACCTTATTATAAACTTTCCATAAGATCCAATTTGGCATCTCTTCTTTTAAAGGCCAAATACATCTAAACTTTTTGTCATTATCTCCCACAATCATAGACACATTTACATCTTTTGGAGAATAAGCGTCTTCTCGATTAATCTTTGGATGACCTAGAAGTCTTACAATCTTAAACTTATCAAATTCAAGACCTGTGTAACACATATCCTCGTACTCAAAATTACCACCCAAACCTTTCTTACTTTCTTGGTCTGCTAACCTTTTCTTTTCCATCAATTTCGCTTGTTCAAAAAGAGACTGTCTGTCATTTGTACTCATTTGAGTACCTCCATTTAAATTTTAAGCTCTTGGAGCTTATTTTTTATTTTTTTTTATTTTTTATTTTTTATTTTTTTTTAAATTACTTCCTCTACTCTTAATCGTAGAGAAAGAAGTTCCTCTACTTCATCCTCTAATAACTCATTATCTTCACAAAAACCATCAATGTCAGAATAATCAAAGTTGTTAACTCTATCCTGAATAAATTCAAGATACTCTCTTTTCAAATTTTCTTTCATCTTTAATCTCCTAAATTAAAATTTATTTTTTATATTAATATTATAAGTATTTTTTATTAGGATTTCAAATATATTTTTTATGATGTACTAAATTTTTTATTAGTATTATTATTATTATCATCAATATTAATATTTTCTTTTATAGTTACTACTATTTTTTCCTTTAGAAACTTTCCAAATTTATTTCCTGCTTTGTATAAATTATTCGCAATCTTTCTTTTTACATACTTAACAAATTTTTTAATTGACATAATCATATAATGCTTTGCCCAATGAGGCTCATTAGTCTTATAACAATATTCAAGACCATTAGGATCTTTAATAGTTTTTATAAGCTTACATTTTTTTAAAAATTTAAAAACTTCTCTAGAATTACTTATATCAAGTTCTTTACCAGCTAATAATACCATCTTGTCGTTAAATAAAAACCCTTGATTAAGGAAATAAAATTTTTTACTATCTAGATAAGTAGACCTATTTTTATTTAAACATAAAATTAATTTATATAATTTTATAGAGTCTTCAATAAATCTATCTTTACATTTGCCATTTTTTTTATAGTTTAACATTTCATAAAAACATTTTTTTAAAGTATGTTCGGACTCATTATTCAAAATAGTATCAAATTCATATTTGTTATAAACAATTCCTTCTTTTAAATTATCTTTGCTATATTTATTTTCATTTATATTTTTACTTAGTTTCTTTTGAAAAAAGTTATACATATTTTCTAAATTTTTATTTAGAGTGCCTTTAATTCTCCATTCAGCCATATCCTCACTACCACAATTATACATCTCACATTCTTCAATAAATTCATCGAGTGATAGACCATGAAATATAGCTCTTGCTGCAATCTTACATTGATTCACATATCTAGTACCTTTCCCATAGTAATAATTAGTCCAACCTTTTTTACTAAAAGAATACTTATTTATTTTTTCAGGTACTGTTACAACACTTTTCTCTTTTTTAATCTTTAATTGTTCAAAAATCTCTTTATTAAACTCTATCTCATTTGAATTTATGGCTAACTCAATACAATTGTTTATTGATTGCTGACTAATTAAATTATTAGAAGTATGATCAAAATTACCAAATACTTTATAATATTTACTAAATGGAAGTTTTATTTTCTTTTCATCATAAATAGGTTCTATAATATAATTTTCTAATTTAAATTTATCTTCAAACCACTTTTTAAAATTTCTTAGAATGTCAGACATAGTCTTATGAGACTTATTAAATTTATAATAGAGGTGATAACCTCCAGATTCTTTTATTGATTTCTCTATAAAAAAGGGTTTTCCAATAATTTTAACAAGCTCTAAAATTGTATTTTTAGTTTTTTCAAAGTTATTATCTTTACAGTCAATATCAAAACAAAATATCTTTGTAAAGTCAAATCTAGGAAGAGAGATTGAGTAATTATGATCTAGATGATTTCTAATTATCTTATCCGAAGGAGTTTTTTGAATTGTTGTAATTCTAGTGCCTGTATCAATACAATAAGACTTCTTATCATAGCTAAAACCAAATATTTTGACAAAATCTTTCAACTCATATTTTTCAGTCATCATTAAATTTATTAAATCCTCGTCATTTTCAGTATTTTCATTTTTACTAATATAATAGTTACTCTTAAAAATTTCAAATATATTTTTTTAAATAAAAAAAGTTTTAAGCATAATTAATTGTAAAAATAAGATTATAATATATTTAATATATAATATAATTAATATAGTAAAAAATTATAATAAGTAATAAGTAATAAGTAAAGAATAATAGAATTAAAACTAAAATAATTTATCTTTTTTAAAATTTTTATAGAGATTAATTTTACTTATATCTTTAATTTGAAAATCTAAAGATTGTTTATTATTCATTTTTTCATCTATTTTTATCTTATTAATATTATCATGTTTATGTTCATCTGTTAATTTTTTAATTTCTTCATGAAAGTTAATTTTCAGTTCAACTATCTTTTTTTCTTGTAAAAAAATTATAAAATGTTTTTTTAAGTCTATTAAATCAAAAATTTCTTTTTTCTTATCAGGTAGCAAAGACGCTAAATACACCGATAATTCATCATATTTTTTTGAATGGGATAAACTGTTATTAACTATATAATTGCAATAAATTTGATTGCGTGGCTTAATCTGAATCGTGTAAATTGGTAATTTTTCTTCTATTAAATTATTATTGTTGTCCATTTAAAAAATCCTTTTATTATATAGTTAAAAAATATAATTGGAATTTTTATTTTCTTTCTTTATATTATAGTTTAGAAAAAAAAGAATAAAGGAATAAATTTTGTGGAAAAAGACATAATTAAAGAGTTATTAAAATTTATAGATGAAAATTGTAGACAAAAGCATTATTATTGTGAGGATAGTTGGTATAATTGTCCAAAGACTCCTGAAGGATGTGCGGATATATTAGCAGGTATAGAATGTAATTGTGGTGCTGATTTAAAAAATAAAAAAATAGATTTACTTTTGAGTAAATACTCAAATTATATTTTATAATTTAAGGAGTTTAAATATGATGGTATCGGAAGCTTTAAAAACAGTAGATAGAATTAATGATGATTTATTAGATCTAATTCCTGAGGATAATTTTGAAAATTGTTCACTAATGCTATTAGTATATAAGTTCATAGGTTATGAGGAATTTATAGAGTATTTAGGAATCACCATATGGGACTCAGAAAATGATGGATATGAATGGAATGAAACTATTCAAGATTATGATTATTCAAAATTTGAACCGTATATTAGAGCTAAAATAAATGAGATAAATAAATTTATTGGAAATATAAAAATATAAGGAGATATAAAATGTTTATGTTTTATAATTTGTTTGCTCTGTTATTATATACCATTATATTGGTTGGATATGGTTCCTTTAATTGGACTTTTGGTAAATTTTCATTTTTAGAGGTATCTGTTGGTTATATTGTTATATATTTATCATTTATTTTAATGACTATTGAGTTAAAAAAATAAATTAAGGAGAAATAAAATTTTATGAAAATTTTTACTGAAGTTTTCCAAAAAAATGGGAAGTTGTTAAACGGGTTAATTGAAAAAGGAAATCAATTATATGAGTCAATTTATTTTGACTTCCAGAGTTCATACGCTTATGTTTTGACATCAAAAGTTAATGCTAGAATTTCTTTTATATGGGAAAAATTAGATGATAATGAAATTATTGATAACTTTCTTATTTCGTTAGAAAGTTTTATTATGATTTGTAACTTACAAGAAAGTTATGAGTTTAGTCTAAATGAAAATAATGCTGTTTTTACAAATGGAAAGGAAAAGTATGAATTTCCCTATTTTAAAGATGATATAGATACAAATAACTTTAATATCATTAATAGTGAGAATTTAGTTATTCTTGATAAGAATATAAGAACTAATTATCTTACTAGTTTGGTTAGATATGCTGATAATGTTGATACATCTAATCTTTATGGAGTATTTATTAAGAACAATAAATTTGTTGCTACAGACAAAAGTAAACTTTATGAAATAGATACAAATTTAATAGAGAAAACATCAATTAATGTAGAATTTACAAATGTAAATTTTCCTTTATACCTTGCAAAGATAATTTGTCTTAATACTGAGTCTGAATTTAAATATAATGCTTATGAAAATTTTATTCACCTTACTATTGATTCAAACATTGATATTTTATCAGTAAATTCAAAAAAGTTAGACTTGCCAGATCAAGCCTTAGATAATAGATTTTATAATCATGAGACATCTTTTGTAATTGATAAAAAAGATTTATTTAAAGTCGCTTCTGTTCTTGATCACTTCTTAAAAGAAGTTCCTAATCAAAGAGTTCATTGTATAATCTTAGAAGATGAGTTAGAAATTAATATTGAGGATTTTAATAAAGTAAAGAAATTTGTAAAACTCTCAAATGTTAGTAAAGACCTCATTAATACAAGTTTTTGGATATCTTTTACTAGCCTCAAGAATGGATTAGGTGATTTTAAAAATGATACTATTAAGGTTCAAATAAGTAATAACTCTCCAGCAATTAATCTTTCATCATTAGATGAGAAAGAAATTCAGCATATTGTATTGGTTAGACTAAAAGACTAACTATATAATTAAAATGTTTGTTTAATTTTAGGAGTTTACATCTATGCTAGTAAAAGATGAAGAATATACTATTGAAGGGTTTTTAAGCTTATTTCAAAAGAAGTTTTCAAATTTTGCTTCAAAAGCACCAGTTTTAATATCATTCCAATGTGATATTGACCATGTTTTAGTTACAGAAAAAGGCACTAAAAAATTTAAAGATTTTAAATTCGATCATTCAAAATCAGTTAAGTATAACATAAAAGTTATTAAAGACTGGCTCGTAGAAAATACTTATCCCGTAATGGTTGAAGAGATTAAATCATATGAAGATTATACTACTGATGAACTAGAAAAAATTATTTCGGAGAATAACATTAAACCTGAACAAGCAGTCTTAATGAAGAAGGAAAAGATAGAAGTTATCTCTTGGAGAATAGAGAGAATTTTAGTTAAAAAAGATGAATTATTTGTTAGAAACTTAAATACTAATAAACAATTTAGATTTAAACTTTCTATGCCTTCAACTATTCTTTTAAAAAATTTAAGAGAAAAATGGACTCCAACTTATGCTTATTCTATATTTAAGGATAAGTCTGTAGTTTTAAATGAAATTTATGAAGTTGAGGAGCCAGAAGAAGAATAAATATCTTATATAATATAAGTAAGTAAAATGAATTCTAAAAATAGGAGATTTTTAAATGTTGAAAAAAATTGGTACTATGGAGTGGATGAGAAATAAGCTAATTGAAAATGATTTAAATTTTAAATTAGTAAAAGAAATGTATCTCACAGATTTTAAAAATGATATTCCTGACTCAACCATATCAGAAAAAAATTTTAATAAAGAACTGAATCGAGTTTATAATAAACTCATAAAACAAGATCAAGAAGTATTAAGTGAGAATGTAAGACTTGCTAAACAATATCAAAAAGCTGTTGATTTAAATCGGATAAAAAATAAAGGTTTTAGAGAATTTGCACGCATAGAAAATTCCTTAGAAGAGTACTCAAAAGAAATAGTTAGTATTTTAAAAAAGCACGATTTAAGTAAGTTTACTATTAAACATGACCAAGTTGACAAATCAAACGCTGGTGGTTGCGTTCAGCTTTCTGATCTCCATTTTAACGAATTAGTAGACATATTAGGGAATAAATATGATTTTAATGTGGCTGCTCAAAGACTTAAATTATTTGCCAACAAAATAAAATTACATTTCTCGTCATTAAATATCAAATCTATACTTTTATGTTTTACAGGTGATTTGTTAAATAGTAATCGTCGTCTTGATGAACTATTAAATCAATCAACTAATAGGGCTGATTCAACGATGCTTGCTTTCTTCTTACTTAAACAATTTATTCTAGATTTAAATGAGAAATTTAATATTACAATAGCAAGTGTATCGGGGAATGAAAGCCGGATAGAACAAGAACATGGATTTACTGATATTATAGCTAGAGACAATTTTGATTTTGTTTTAGAAAACTTACTAAAAGTCCAATTTATGGACTGTCCTGGAATATCATTTATTGATGGTGGAGCAAAAGAAAAAGTTATATCTATTGCTGGACAAAATATTTTAATTCTTCATGGTGAAGGACTAAGTGGAAATAATACACAAAAAGTTATTCAACAAAAAATGGCTATTTATAATACAAAAGGAATAATTATTCATTACATTATTTATGGGCATTTTCATTCCGCTAATATATCTGATTATTCCTCTAGATCATCCTCAATGGTAGGATCAAACTCATATAATGAATACTCTTTAAATTTAGCAGGAAGAGCATCTCAAAACATCTATATTTTTTATACGAATGGGAATAGAGATGTTATTAAGATCGATCTTCAAAATACTGAGGATATAGAAGGATATGATATTATAAATGAATTAGTGGCTTATAATGCTAAATCAGCTAATAAAGCAAATTCTAATCATAAAACAATTATGGAAATAATAATTTAAAGAAAGAGGTTATTAAAATGGAGCATGATAACATAAAAAAAGATGTATATAAAAATATATACACTTACGACTTTATAAAAAAATTAAGTAATTTTGATTCAACAAAAAATATAGAATATACTACATTTATTTTTTATAGCTCTTTATTACATTATTTAGAAGTATTTGAATCAAGGATTAAAAAAATACTAATTAGAAATAAGATTTCTACAGAAGAATACGAAAATTATTTTAATAAGTTAGATGATGGAATAAAGTTTTCTAAGGAAAATTATATCAATGAAATGAACTTACTAGTTGATTATTTAAAAAAATCAAATAATAAAATTGATCTAAATTTAGAAAAAGAATATCTAGAAGAATTTAAAAAAAGAGAAATGCTAAATAATAAAGAGTACGAAGAAAAAAATGGTAAAGATTTGATAATTAATGATATATATGTTGATACAAAGATAATAGAAGATGAAATTGACTATTCAACTATAGAGAATAAGGATACAATTAAATGCTAATAAATTTTAGTTATTTAAATAGCTTAAATTGGAAAATATATATTGATAACTATGATATTTCTTTTGAATCAGAAAATAATGAATATATATTTAACCTTTATTACGAGATTCAAAAAGAAGGAATATTTTCATTTTTTAAAGAGACAAAAATGTATATCTATCTAGATATTATTAATAAAGAAAATAATGTAACAGTAACTATCAATAATAAAAAGACTGTGGATCTCTGGACTAATTTAACTAAAGAAGTAGAAAATGAGAGACAAAAGATGTATAAGGAAATAGATTTATAATAAATGAAAAAGAAAGGAAGGTGAAAATGAAGATAATAGTTTTATTTAAAATAATTGATGATAGTGAATATACAGATTCTTCATATTATCCCATAAATTATTATATATATGAAAATGAGAGCTCAAAAGAAAAAGTAGAGTTGATGATTAAAGAATTTAGAAATCAACGAGATATAAATAAAGAAAGACTAACTGTTATTAATAATAAATGTGAAACACAAGAAAACCTTTCTGATGAAGAAATTGAAAAAATATTTAATGAACGTTTTAATTTAGTATGCCAAGGAAATGTTGACTCTAATTGGAGATA